TTCCTAAAAATACTTCTTCTACATTAGAAATTGCTGCAGTAGCAGTAGGATTTGAAGTAGATCCCTGGAATAAGGTAGTTGCAATTAACTTAGTTGGATCACCAGAGATTGCCTCTACTATAATATCATCTGTAATGCTCCAATCTGCTTCGGATGGAACTATGGTATTATCAAATGGTTTCAATACCTCAACATTTTTGCCAAACAGAACATTGAATAATATCTTCAATGCAGTGTCAGTACCCTTTGAACTATAAAAATCTTTTGCTCTAGAAAGAATATTTTCTACGGATACTTCCTTAAACTGTCTATTTTCAAAACCTGGTAAGAATTGATACTTGAATTTTTTATAGAACTGTCCTAAAAATTGCAAACTAAGGTTTTGGACAATAGCACCAGAATAATGATAATCAATTTCGGTATCACTAAAGGTTAAAAACTCTGGATTATTGCTACTTTCAATCTTAGATATACCACTAAAACCACGAACACAACCAGTAAATGAAGTTAATGTCTTTCCAGTGTATGTAATAATTTCATTATCAATTTTAATTAAACCATAGGTATCTGGAAAACCCTCAGTAGTATTAACATTGATAACTTCATCAAGGTGGTAGGCATCTTCAGTTAATACTACTGGAACATTAGCAAATATTACACCAGATAACTTTGAGATATCTTTCAGATCATCAAGATTATCGGCAAGATAAGTTGTACCATACTCATGCTCTTCTGAAGCATAGTACTGCTCTAAAAATTCCTTGAACAGAGGACTTTCACCCTGAATGAAATCTGGGATCTGACTGCCCAGAATATTAGAGATCTTTACTTTTTTATCTGCCATTTCTTATCTTGTGTATTTTTTGTTGCTGTTGAAACTTGATGGTGGTATGTAATTCGTACCAGATCTATTAGATCCAGACGAAATCAAGTCCTCCTTGAGGGAGAGAATGCTATTTCCTGTAGTATCTAGGACAATATAAAGATTCTCTTTTGCGACAATATCATTTGATTCTGGAATTACCGAAATTTCAATTCTATTCTCCAGAACGGTTGACGTAATAGTAATTGGATAAAGGATAATCTCTCCTCTTTCATAGTCAACAGTTCCTGCATTTGGTATTACTGTTCTGACTTGATTATCTGAACTTACGCTGATGATTGAAATGGATCCAGTTTTTATATTGACCTGAACTGGTCTTGCTGCAAATATGTTTGCAGCACCAGTTGAACTGATAGCAGCAGTTCCTCCAGAAGAAACTGTTGGTACGTCTGTCAGATAAAGTGTACCCTCAAATCCATCTACGGTGAATCCAGAAGACTTGATGTTGAATCCCTCTAGTTCTGCATGGAACTTATTCCCATAGCAAATCTCATAGTTTGCAAGGGCATTATATGCAGGAACCATGTTTCTTCTCATCACTACTTTAGTGATGTTTGATGTAATGGCAGAATCAACTTTATCAATTTGTGATAACAGTTTACTATACTTGAATCTTCCGCCAAATGAATTAATGTCTGCGGAATCTGAGTAAGATTCAATTGCAGCGGAGATTCTAGAATGTAAGTCCTGAGAATTGGTAACTTGTCCAGGGTCGTATGATACAGTTGAATCATACTCAACGTAAAGATACTTAAGGTCAACAAACTCTTGTCTGATACCAGCAATGGTGTATTTTTTCAGATCATTCTTGATTGAATCTTTTGCGACATCAGACAAGAATTCACCATTTTTTGGTTTGACTGTAATGAAAACTTTACCGTACTGTGGTGGATCTAACTCCTCTCCACCATACGCACTGACAGAATCAATATTGGGGTATAAAAATGGAATCAGACTGGTGTAATCGTTCGCTGTAACTGCTCTGTACTGCGACGCATAGACCCTAGGAGCAAGGTATTTAACGTTATCAATACTTTCTATGTCATCACCATTTTCGGACGCTTGTAGGGTCGTTAAAACGGATATACCAGAAGTAATCTGAACTTCGTTTCCACCTCTCAAATAGACTAGGTTGCCAGAGAAATTGAAGTTAGCAGCACCATCTGCCGCATCACCATTTGTAACAATATAACTTGCGTTAATAGTTGACCCATCTTCAGGTCTCTTACCTAAGAGGTTGTCTCCGAAGAGAATCTGATACTTTTCATCATCAATCTCCTGAACCAAGAATAATCTTGAATCGGAATTGACATCAAAGATATTTTTATATACAGTATAAGTCTCAACTGTAGTAGATGTTACCGAAACACGAATTGTAGACGTGTCAACATCAGAATTAGGAAGAATATATTTTGCATCGGGTTGAGAATAGTCAACTGTAAAGGACTTTCTCAGTAAATTGCCTTCGTAAATCTCAATATCACTGAAAGAAGCAATTCCATCGGCATCTGGAGTGACTGTAATGTCTTCTGGGATGGAAAAAATGTAGTTTCCATTGACTACGGAACCTAAAGCAACAACTCCTGCCTTTAATTTTACTGCTCTTGCGGGAGTTCCACTCACATCAACGGAAAAACTGATTCTTGCAACTGATGCTTTCTTTGATCTTGGTACATAACCAATGTTTCTCGCCAAAGAAACGACATTTTCACGTAAAGTAGCACTATCAATGAAAGATTCATTCACCGCCATGTTAGTATTATAGGCGGTGATATAAGAATTATACGCTAAAGTATCAATCAGGACCGAAAAATTTGATCCTTCAAAGTCAAAATCAGTAAAATTGCTATTGGCCCTCAGATAAGACTTAATCTGAGTCCTTAGATCATTGAAATCTAGATTTGTAAACTGATTGAATGACATTATACCCTAGTCGGTTGTAAGATAAACTCTATATTCTGCGTTGGAAAAGGTAATCCAGTGATATCATACTCAATTCTGATGTACAAATCGTTAGAATCTGGTTGAGAATCAATGTAAACATTGGTCAATTTGATTCTTGGTTCAAAATTATTGAGTAAAGTCGTGATTTCCTCTTCTAAAAATGAAGAAATGTCTGAGTTATTCAACTCAAACATTGAATCTTCAATGGATGTGCCAAGCAAATCATTAAAAAATCTCTCAGTGAGACGAGTTCTCGCCAAATTAATGACAGATTTCTTAATTGCATCCTCATTTCTGAGAATAGTGATATCATTTGTGACAGGATGTCTCGTAAAAGACAAACTAATGTCTCTAAAAGCACGAGAAATTGATACAGCCATCCAAGTTGTTACACTGAATATACTATCTATAATGGTTTTCTACCATTTCTTCCCATATGAGGGTTCAGTTCCATAACTCCAGTCATCATAATCTTCATCATTTCTGATTTTTTCATGCAATTCAGACTGTTTTTTCAGATCATGAAGTGGTGCATGGTCGTGCATAACCTCTGTCAGCACTCTTTTGTCATTATTTTGCATTGAACCATAATCTGTGATGAGTTTTGTGGTTCCCCACATCTCTCTCATGTAGTTTTGATTTCTATCTACAGGTGATTGTCCCATTTTAGCTCCTGTTTTATGAAAAAACAGAACTTTTAGAGGGGTTGCTATCCCTTATGAGTATTTATTTTTGATTCAGATCCTTAATTTCATACATGTAGTGATCAGAAGTCTCAATTTTCCTCTTATTTTCAACTGTGTAAACTGTTAGATCAATCTCATATCCAGGATTTTTTTCAATCTTCTTTGCAGTGAACAAAGACTCTAAAACCATAAATAATAAATGCTCTTCCAGAATATAAAGATTTTTATTTGTTAAATGTTCAGTATTTTTATGGCTGAAAAGTTTCTAAAAAGGCTTCCTGCAATTGAAAGGAGCATATCTAAGATAGATCCTAAGAGCGATATACGGGTCAGGATTACTGGAACTGTTATTGACACTGGAGAGAACTCAATAATGATCGACGATGGGTCTGGAAAGGTAGAGGTCTTGTTTGAAACCCCGACATCTTATGTTAGAGAAGGGCAATTTATCAGAGTTGTGACCAGAGTATTGCCATTAATAGATGGTTTTGAGTGCAAGGGCGAGATTGTCCAGAACATGGATAACTTTGACCTATCTTTATATAAAGATGCAAAAAAGATAATTAGTAGGTGATAAAATATGTTTAGAGCAGTAACTTCAAATCCGAAAATCTTGAGAGACAGTATTGACACAATATCACAATTAATTGATGAGGGAATGTTTAGGTTAAAGAGAGATGGTATTGAATTGGTAGCAACTGACAGGGCAATGGTTGCTGTTATTGATTTTAAATTAGCTTCTGGAGCATTTGAAGAATATTCATGTGATACTGAAAAAGAGATTGGTTTGAATCTTTTGAACTTTTTGACAATATTGAAAAGAGCTGGGGCAGGTGAAAAACTGATATTAGAGTTAAAAGATGATAATAAAATTGAGATTACTTTGCAGGGAGGTTCTGTAAGAAAATTTGCAATACCTTTACTGGAGATTTCTAAAGAGGAAATACCTCCTGTTGACCAATTAGAATTTGGCGCAAGTATGGAAATCAGGGCAAGTATTTTAGAGCAGGGTGTAGCTGATGCAGATATTATTGCAGATTCAGTGATATTTGACCTAGCTGACGGTTCAATGAAGATGTTTGCTGAAGGAGATTCAAGTAAGACTGAACTAATATTGGAAGGTGGTAATGAATCTTTAATCAGTTTGAACACAAAACAGCCAGTCAGGTCAAGATATCCGTTGGACTATCTAAAGAAAATAATCAAAGCTTCAAGACTAGCACCAATAGCTAAGATACAGTTGGGAACAGATTATCCAATGAGAATCGAATTTGCAGGAAATAATATTTCATTAAGATGTATTTTAGCACCAAGAGTTTCTGAGGATTAGTATGAGCCAGGGTGTTTCTGGTGTTGGAGTTGGAATTATTCTATTAAGAGATAATAAGGTTCTTCTTGGAAAAAGAACAGAAGACAGATCAAAAGGCACTTCTGAATTAAAAGGAGAAGGAACATGGACATTGCCTGGAGGCAAGATGCATTTTCAAGAAACAATCGAAGATGTTGTAAAGAGGGAAGTAAAAGAAGAGACCAATATCGATGTTAATTCTTTTGAAGTTATCAGTGTAAGTAATGATAAGATCCCTGAAAAACATTTTGTAACTTTAGGTGTTGTTTCTGAAGATTTTGAAGGTGATCCGGAAATAATGGAACCTGAAGAGATAACAGAATGGCAATGGTTTTTTCTAGACCAATTACCATCACCAATGTTTCCTCCAAGTGAAAAAGGAATTAAAAATTATTTAGAAAAGAAATTCTGCAGAGATTAGATTTTCTCATAAAGTGCAGAAAGGATAACTGGTAAAATTATTGTTGCATCTCCATCAACAGTCACATATTTTGCTTGTTCTCCAATCTTTCCCCAA